AATGTTGCTCTGAATAGAAGATTAGCAGAGTCGGTTACTGAAGTAATCTTTGCCGAAGTTTCTGAGGGTCTCGCACTTTCTCAGAAGGATAAACTCGCTTCTCTTGCAGAAAATGTTGAGTTTGATAGTGAAGGTAGCTATCGTGAGAAACTGGTAACATTAAGGGAATCTTATTTCCCTAGAAACGCTGGTACTCAAAGAGACAACTCGGATTATATCGCAGAAGAAACTGATTATTCGCAACCAGTATCTGGTTCGATGTCATACTATCTCGATGCACTCCAAAGAGTTTCTAAAAAGTGATTTTTAAATTATAACAATCAAACTAAAACTTTTTTAAAGAGGTAAAACAAATGCAAATGTTCAACGCAGAACATCTGCAGGAGAAGTGGGCACCACTCCTTGACTATCAGGGACTCGATGGAATCAAAGATTCACATCGTAGAATGGTAACCGCAGTTCTCCTGGAGAATCAAGAAAAATTCCTTCGTGAGGAAAAAGAATTCCTCGGCGAAGCATCCTACGCATCTTCCGCAGCATCTGCTGCTGGTACTGGATTCGCAGGTCAATCCACAGCAGCTGGTCCAGTTGCAGGTTTCGACCCTGTTCTGATCTCACTCATCCGTCGTTCAATGCCTAACTTGGTCGCATATGACCTCGCAGGTGTTCAACCAATGAACGGTCCTACAGGACTTATCTTCGCAATGCGTTCACGTTACACTGGACAAGCAGTCAACAACCCAGAAGCATTCTTCGATGAAGTTGATTCTTCATTCTCTGGTAGAAAGGGCAACCAATCCCAGTATGCTGTTGATCCTACTATTGAAGGAAACGTAGGTTTCGGTACTACTGCTACTCAAACTGGTAGCAACCCTGGTCTTCTTAATGCTGCTGGTACTTCCCAACAAAGTTATAATGTTGGTGGTGGTATGGCTACCTATGATGCAGAAAGACTTGGTGCGTCAGGTTCTGAAAGTTTCAATGAAATGGCCTTCTCAATCGAGAAGATCACCGTTACTGCGAAATCAAGAGCACTCAAGGCTGAGTATTCATTAGAACTCGCACAAGACCTCAAGGCAATTCACGGTCTGAATGCTGAAGCGGAATTAGCAAATATTCTCTCAACTGAGATTCTTGCTGAAATCAACCGTGAAGTTATTCGTACCATCTACAAGACTGCTGAGCAAGGTGCTCAGTTCAACACTGCTACTGCTGGTACTTTTGACCTTGACGTTGACTCCAACGGTCGTTGGTCTGTTGAGAAGTTCAAAGGACTTATCTTCCAAATCGAGCGTGATGCTAACGCAATCGCACAAAGAACTCGTCGTGGAAAGGGCAACATCATTATGTGCTCATCTGACGTTGCTTCTGCACTTTCGATGGCTGGTCTCCTTGACTACACCCCTGCACTTAATGCAAACCTTAACGTAGATGATACCGGCAACACTTTTGCTGGTGTTCTTAACGGTAAGTATAAAGTTTATATCGACCCATATTCGGGTGGTGCTGGTAACCCAGCATCTGGTGCAACTGGTGGTCAATACTATGTTGTTGGTTATAAGGGTTCTTCCCCTTATGATGCTGGTCTGTTCTATTGCCCTTATGTTCCTCTCCAAATGGTTCGTGCCGTTGGTGAGAATACCTTCCAACCAAAAATTGGCTTTAAGACCCGTTATGGTCTTGTTGCTAACCCATTTGCAGAAGGCAAAACACAAGGTCTTGGTGAAATCTTGACTAACTCAAACCGTTACTACAGAAGAGTACAAGTCCAAAATCTTATGTGAGTTTCTTTTCACATTTTCTTGGGGTCCGAAAGGACCCTTTTTTTATGCCTATAAATAAAAATAAAAATGGCTTCACCCTCGTTATCAAATCAAATTGGAAACAAAAATTACTTATCTCCATTAGGATTTAAGTTTGTATTAGCAAAGTATCCAAAAATTGATTTCTTTTCCAATTCGGCAGAAATACCTGGAATTAATCTTGGGGTAGCAGTTCAACCATCTTACTTAAAAGATATTCCAATTCCTGGTGATAAGATTACTTATGATGATTTCAATTTAAAATTTTTTGTTGATGAAAATTTAGAAAATTACCTTCAGGTTCATAGTTGGATAAGAGGTCTTGGATATCCAGAAAGTGTTGCTGAATATCAAGAGTTTCTCAATCAAGACCCATACAATCCAGGAGTTCAAGACGCATCTGCGGGTCAATCTGACGGAAGTTTAATTATTTACAATAGTAATTACAATCCAGTAGCAACAGTTAGTTTTAAAGGTTTATTTCCAACATCACTTTCTACGATTAATTTTGATGCTACGAATACTGACGTTCAATATGTAACGGCACAGGTAAATTTCAAATATACTTTATATGATATAACAACTTATTGAAACTATGAACCTTGATGAAATACAATTATTATGGGAGCAAGATTCAATTATAGACCAAGACAATCTACACGATGAGTCTATCAAAATACCTGCTCTTCACGCAAAATATTATAAACTTTATAACAATATTCTTCTTCTCAGAAAACTAGAAGAAAACAAATATAAGATTTTAAAAAAAGAAAAATGGATGTATTACTCTGGTAAGGCAGAACCAGAAGTATATAAAGAAAATCCATTTGACCATAAGGTTTTGAAACCAGATATAGATAAGTATATGGATGCTGATAAAGACTTAATTAAGATAGTATCCAAAATAGACTATTACCAAACGATGCTTAGTTATTTGGAAAGTATATTAAAGACAATCTTAAATAGAACTTATCAAATAAAAAATGCGATTGAATACATGAGATTTACAGCAGGATATGGCTAATATTATTATACAAAAAAAGAACGAGATTTATTTAAAAGTCGAAACAGAACCACATATTCATCAAGAGTTGTCTGAGCATTTTACTTTTGATGTCCCTGGAGCAAAATTTATGCCCCAGTATAGGAACAAATATTGGGATGGAAAAATAAGACTTTATAGTAATCATACTGGTGAGCTATATGTTGGTCTTTTGGACAAACTAGTTGCTTGGGCAAAAAACTGTGAATATACAGTAGAGTTTAAAGATAATAAGTTTTATGGTTCTCCATTTGAGGAGAATGAAATGATTTCTTTAGAAGGTGTCTCTGATTATATGAAGAGCATATCAAGACACGAACCAAGAGATTATCAAGTAGATGCTGTGTATGATGCTCTTAGGTATAATCGTAAGCTTTTAATTTCTCCAACTGCTTCTGGTAAGTCTTTGATGATTTACTCAATCGTTAGATACTTTGTAGAAAAAGAACATAATATTTTATTGATTGTTCCTACTACTTCATTAGTAGAACAAATGTATAAAGATTTTGAGGATTATGGATGGAATGCCGAAGAGTATTGTCATAAGATTTACTCTGGTAAAGAAAAATCTACAAATAAAAATGTAGTCATTACAACTTGGCAATCAATTTATAATCTTCCTAGGTCTTTCTTTGAGAATTTTGATGTTGTGATTGGAGACGAGGCACACCAATTTAAGTCTAAATCTTTGGTTGGTATTATGACGAAAATGGACAATACAAAGTATCGTTTTGGGTTCACAGGTACTTTGGATGGTTCACAGACTCACAAGTGGGTTTTAGAGGGTCTGTTCGGTCCCTCATATAAGGTTACGCAAACAAAGGAACTAATTGAAAAAGGTTATCTATCAAAATTACAAATTAAAGTTCTTTTACTTAAGCACAACGAACATCAGTTTGATGAATATGAGGAAGAAATACAATATCTAATCACTCACGATAAGAGAAACAATTTTATTAAAAATTTATCTTTGGATTTGAAGGGTAATACTTTAATTCTTTATAGTCGTGTTGAAACTCACGGACAACCTTTATATGAGATGATAAATAGTTCAGCAGCAAAAAATAGAAAAATATTTTTTGTCTACGGTGGTGTGGATGCTGAAGAAAGAGAAAAGGTAAGAGAAATTACCGAAAAAGAAAACGATTCAATTATCGT